AGGCATAATAGTAATCATACTTGTCTAACAGTTCAATAGTTTTTTTCATGGATATGTAATTATAGTTTTTAATTAATACTTTTGATTTGAATAGTGCAGGCACTTTATCATAGAACAGAATACCAGCACGTAAAGCAGACGCATTGAAACATTTGCTGATACTAGTTGCAAATAAAATACAATTGTCTGGTATGTGTATTTTTTTCTTTATAGTACCAAGATATGCACCATCAATAAACATATAGATGTTTTTATTCTCTATGTAATCACATAATGTCTTATACCAATCAGGGATTGATGCGATGGGTGAGAATGGCATACTGAGGCATATTAGGTCATCATCTTGTAGTTTATCCCACTCATTAGGTTCTATCTCAATGTAATTTTTTGAATGGTACTCTAATAGTATTTTGTAAAACGCAACTTCACCTTTTATAATAACAAACCGTTTATATTCATTACCCGAACATATCTTTTCTATTGATTCAACAATGCCGTTTGTTGGCATTGAATTCTTAAATTGCTTGCCAGTTGTCTGTAACCAATCTCTCCATGCCAAATCATATTTTGGTATTAGATCATGGTTACGACTAAGTGATTCGTTAGGTAGGTCAAAGCCTTTTATTAATTTCATTTAAGTCCAATCACCATGTACCGTTCGTAATTTTTAAACACCTTTGTTCCCGAATATAGTATTACTGAAAGGCCAGATTTTTCCACCAACTCATCTACAGAGTTAACACAACTATTGTTTTCATCACTAACCCATGGATGATTGTCGGGCCAAAGTGTAAACTGATTATTATTCTGTAATACGAACACACAATTTTTATTATGTTCTTTATTCTTTATAAGTTCTGGTAAAAAATCCATGTTCTCTTGTGATGCATTGATAACTAAATCCATCTTTTTATCACGCACACTTGCAATACTAGCATCTTCGCATCTCGTTTTTACAAACTTGTGTGAAAATACATTTGCATATTTTTTACATATTTTTAATTCATCACTGCCTATATCCACATTCTCAAGCAACTCAATGTCATAATGTTTTGAAAGCATTTGTATTAAAGGATATCCGTACCAACCACCTAAAAGCTGAATGCATTTGAAATCTACAGGAATATTCAACAATTCATCAACCAACCATTGTTTAGATTCCCATTGTTCAGGTACCAAACTCTTAGCAAACAATCTTAGATTATAATTATCCTTATGATATAATACATGTTTTAAGGTTTCTGAATATTCGATTTCCATACATCATACTCCATCGTTTCAAAATTTGGAATTTCATTATTCATTGATATGTAACCAACATTATGCCAGCAATTTTTATAACTACCATTGCATACTTTTACCATACCATTTATTTGTTTAAAGTTAAATCCTTTTGCAATTGCCCTGTCAATCCAATTTTTCATCCATCTTTTTCTGTGACCTTGGGCACTTATAAATCCACAGTCTGCGTTTATTTTTTCTAACACATTTAATTGATGCCTTAACATTGTGATAGAAACATATCCATCCCATCTTACCAAATCATCTTTCCAGAATCTATTCAATATTCTGTATGTGTTATCTGGATATACTGACGATGAATATACACTTGAAAATGCAACCAGTTCATCCTCAACATATATTACCGACATATCTTCTTGTTCGAAAATATTAAATCTTTTTCTGGCATAGTTATCTTTATATCTATCATTCGAATCTTCAATTTTCTTCAGTGTAGATTCAAAATCTTTATACCAGTAATTTATATCATCTAATGTGTACAGCTTCATTCTTACATTCTACTACTAGGTGAATTCTATCGTAATCAGAGAAATTTGTAGAACGATGTTCCATCACAGAATTAAATATATATCCATCTCCTTTTGGATAGTTTTTTGCATAGATTTTGTCATCATCTCTTACTTCTGATAAATCTAATGGATTTGTAATTAAACTAAAATGAACGATTGACATATCATATGATCCATGAGAATGCCACTTGACACTACCACCTGCAGATAATTTTTGTAGACATACCATGCCTAAGTTGTCTTCATCACAAAGATTATTTATTAACCAATTTGCAGTGATTGGAATTCTATTCCAACTGTCTGTTCGCATATATGTTGTCTTATTTCTAAGATTATACGCATCCTTACACGAGTTTGTATAGGATCTAAACGCATGGCCAGAAGATGTTTTACTATACTTCAGTTCATAATAGTCATCAATTAGCAGTAATTCTTGGATACATTTTGATGGCATCTTTAAATTTATATTAATATGTGCATTTTTTTTCATTTTAATTGAATTTTTTACTTGACATTCTGGATATTCCTGCTATACTATATGTATAATGAGATTGAAAGAGAGAAACGTTATGAAGAAATTTGAGTGGATTGCTGGTGTTTTGTTTGTTGTTGTCATGGCTTGTTTACCAATTCTGATGTTTATTTAAATTAATTGAAAAAAAGTGCTTGACATTCACCTAAAACTGTGTTAGTATATAAAGACAATAGAGAGAAAAGAGAGATTCATATGTTAGAAATTAAAGAAATTCGTCCTGGCTTTTTCAAAGCTTTGAACATTGTTAGTGAGCATGATGCTTATATCGATACTGATATGCTCGGTGATTACCGCGGTACTGTTGAAGTTCAACTCGAAAACGGTACATACGAAGGTGATGAAAGCCCTGCTTATACCACAATCGAAGAAGCCGCTAACTGGATCGAATGTCAGGGTGTTGTCATGACCACATGTTTTGATGGTCGTGGTCTTATCCAAGCATGATGACCCATAAGTCTGATTTGATAAATACAAAGGGTCATCATCTTCAAGGAATCAGATGGCCCGTTTTAGGCAGTAAAGGTGATAAATATGAAGTGGAAATACTTGACAGTGGATTCTCGTGTAATTGCATTGCATATCGTAAGTGCAAGCACATCAAAACAATCGAGAATACACTCGCCAACCCTTTGGGAGAAACTGATGAGGTGGTTTAGTTGAAGAACCCAATCGCTAGATATCTGATGTGTTCATATGCATATTATGTAGAAGACAAGCCGCTAATTCATGATGAAGAATTTGACCAGCTGGCTAAGTTTATTCTACATAATTGGAATGCTATTGACCATCCACATAAACATCTTATCACAAAGGGCGATTTAGAAGCTGGTACATATCTTGGTAAATATCCAGAAATGGTAAAAGGTGCTGTACGTAACTTTCGGGAGACTTTAGGTAGAAGGGTTACCGCACCGCCAATGAATTGGCCAATACCAGAAAAGGGTGGACTAGATGACTTTTTTTCAAATTAAATGAAAATAGTTGTTGACAATGTGTGAAAAGTCTGCTATAATATTATTATAAAATGAAAAAAGACAGTGAGAAGGATTTATATTATGTCGCATGAAGTAGAAACAATGGCGTATGCTGGAGAAACACCTTGGCATGGACTTGGAACGCCTGTATCGAATGATCTGACACCAGCTCAGATGATGCAAAAAGCTGGCGTAGATTGGTCAGTAGAAGAAGTAGAATCTTTTATCGAATTCAAAGGTAATAAGATGCCTACAGGTCAGAAGTCGTTAGTACGATCTACTGACGGTGCAATTTTAACGAATGTTGGTGAGAACTGGAATCCTGTCCAGAATGAACAAGCTTTTGAATTCTTTCATGAGTTTGTCATGAAGGGCGATATGGAAATGCAGACTGCTGGTTCACTCAAAGAAGGCAAAATGGTTTGGGCTTTAGCTAAAGTCAAAGAATCATTTGATATTCTTGGCAGCGACCGTATCGATTCTTACCTGTTGTTCTCAAATCCACATCAGTATGGTAAAGCAATTGATGTTCGTTTCACTCCTATTCGCGTGGTGTGTAACAATACACTTTCACTCTCGCTTGGTAGCAAGAATGATAATTCCGTACGAATGGGACACCGTGTTGCGTTTGACCCCTCTACTGTAAAGTCTGCTCTTGGTATTGCTTCAGAGAAAATGACCACCTATAAAGAAATGGCTCAGTTTCTTTCAGGTAAGCGTTTTACTCCAGATGCATACATCGACTATTTGAACCAAGTGTTTCCTCGTACTGCAGACAAACGTGTACAAGGCAAAGGACTCTCTGTTGATACTTTGTCACGTAACGCTAAGTTGGCTCATTCTGTTCTTGAAACACAGCCTGGTGCTGAGTATGGCGAAGGTTCTTGGTGGCAAGCGTTTAACTCTGTAACTTATGTTACTGACCATGTTCAAGGTCGTAATGCAGATAATCGTTTGTATTCATCATGGTTTGGTGGCAATCAAGTCCGCAAGCGCGATGCATTAAAGTCTGCCCTAGAGTTTGCAGAGGTGTCGTAATGTCAGTAATTGTTGGAGCCTACGGTCTTATGATCGTAGGCAATTATGTTATAAGTGGTATCACAATTGTATTTGGAGGATAATATGTTAGGAAGAAGCGTTGAACGCGATGTTAAGACTATGACACTTGGTCTAGACGCAATTAATTTTCAGATTGAAACATTAGATAAAAATGTCAAACTGAGAAAGGCAGAACGTAAACGTCTTGAGCGTCTACGTGCCGTAAAAGTCCAGATGATAGATAATATGGACGATTGTAATAAATTGATTAAACAATATAAGGAAATGTCATGAAGGCACATAAACCTGAAATGATTGCTCAATGGGCAAAAGAAAATGGTATTCGTGGGTATGAACACTATGACCCGCGTGAACGAAATAAACCTCGTCCTCGTAAACCTAAAAAAGAAGAATATAAAAATGTTTGGGATGAGGTAGATGCGTCATTTGATAGGTAAAATTCTAGCCTGGTATGAAAAATGGCTGGCTAAAAAAGAAGCAGACGTACCTAGGTATTTAGGACGTAAGAAGTAATCTGAAAAGGGCGGCGATTGCCGTCTTTTTTTATTTGTTTTTTTGTATAAATAGTGTATGATAAGTTAAAGTTTGGAGACAATTAATGGATAACTTTAGTTCTTTTATTACTGAACAAAAGAACACTCATATGACGCACATTGAGGATAAAGTTCTCTATGGTGGTGTTAATGGTACACGCGAAGCAATTTTTGCTTTAAGAGAATTACGAGATATGTTAGGAGGCGAACATGATGGTAACGTATCTGTTAAGTGGGACGGTGCTCCTGCTGTATTTGCTGGCATTGATCCTAATGATGGCAGATTCTTCGTGGCGAAAAAAGGGATCTTTAACAAGTCTCCCAAAGTATACAAGAATGATGCTGATATTGATGCTGATACTAGCGGGGACCTTTCTACTAAGCTTAAACTTGCTTTACAATATCTACCTGAACTTGGTATAAAAGGAGTAATACAAGGTGACCTGCTCTATACTCAAGCCGATCTTAAGAAGACTAAAATCAAAGGTAAAGACTATATTACATTCCACCCCAATACAATCGTATATGCAGTACCGTCTGGCACGGACATGGCCAGGCAAATTACGTCAGCAAAAATTGGAATCGTCTGGCACACAACGTATAAAGGCTCGTCATTTGAATCTATGAAAGCATCATATGGTGTTGATGTTAGCAAGTTCAAAAATTCAAGAAACGTTTGGTCTCAAGATGCAATGCTTAGAGATTTGACAAAATACACAATGTCTAAAGAAGAAACCGATGATGTAAACTCAATGCTGAGTGAAGCTGGTAGAATTTTTAACAGAATTAGTGGAACAACGCTTCGTCAACTAGAAGCAAATCAAGACCTCGCAAAAATGATTGAGACATTTAATAATACATATGTTCGTAAAGGTCAAGTTATTGGCGATACACGGGCACATGTTAATAAGCTTATCAGTCATATTAATTTGAAATATAAAAAAGAAATAGACAAAAGAAAAACAGCTAAGGGTAAAGGCGTTCAACAAAAGAAACTGGATGACATACTTACTTTCTTTTCGTCAACAAATAAAGCTTCACTTAAAAGCATGTTTGACTTGCAAAAAATGATTGTGTTAGCAAAGTTAAAACTTATAAATATACTTAATAGATTAAGCAGTGTCGATACTTTCTTAAAAACGACAAGAGGGTATCGAACAACAGGGCAAGAAGGCTTTGTTGCTATAGATAAACTTGGTGGTGATGCTGTGAAAATTGTTGACCGTATGGAATTCTCATATGCCAACTTTTCACCTAATATTTTAAAGGGTTGGGATAGTCCAACTCGGTAATGGAATGAACCTCGGAAGGATTAACGATGGCAAGATTGCTTCGTTTTAAAGATATACTAGAAATGGATAGCAAAAATCCATCAGAAAAAAAGCCACTCTCATTCGATGATCTGCATGTTACACAGTATCGTCCAGGTGAAGATGAGCTTACAAATTATCGTGCAATGAAACGTAAGAAACATATGTACGAAGCCACAGATTCTGCTCCAGAAAATGATGATGAAGCTACTGATGAAGCTTTAGACATGCGCCAGAGACTTGCGAAGTCTAGGTCATTCAGAAGATATAAGTCAAAGATTAAGCTCGGTCGCGACCGTGCCAAAAAGCGTATGGCAAAGCCTGATGTTCTCAAGAGAAGAGCTAACAAGGCAGCCAGAAATGTAATTCTAAAAAAACTAACCAAGGGTATTCCAAAAAGCGAACTATCTTTTGCCCGCAGAAATGAAATTGAAAAGCGTCTAGATAAACCACAAGTTAAAAAAAGACTTGCTATGTTGGCTAGAAGAATGTATAAAGATGTCCGTAAAAAAGAAGTCGATCGGAAAAAAGGTTAATGGTTAGTTCCTTTAGTAAGTTTCTAGTAGAAGAAGAGCAGACGATTTATTTTACTTTTGGTAGAATGAACCCTCCTACCATGGGACATGAAAAATTACTTGATAAGCTATCGTCTGAAGCAGGTAGCAAGTTTCCTTATCGTGTGTATCTCTCACAAACCCAAGATGATGAAAAGAACCCACTTGAGTATGCAGAAAAAATTAAAATAGCAAGAAAAATGTTTCCTAAGCATGGTAGAAAAATCATGTTAAATAAAAAGGTAAAAACAGTTTTCGATATCATGAATATTTTAAATAATGAAGGCTATACTAATATCGCAATGGTTGTTGGTTCTGACCGTGTTCAAGAGTTTGAAATTCTTCTGAACAAATATAATGGTAAGAAGGGCAGACACGGCTTCTATAACTTCAGAAAAATTTCAGTTATCTCTGCAGGTCAAAGAGACCCAGATGCCGAAGGCGTTGAAGGTATGTCTGCATCTAAGCAAAGAGATAATGCTAAGAATAATGATTTCACTACATTTAGTCAAGGATTACCTAGAGCAGTAAGTAACAGTGACGCTAAGAAAATCTTCAATGCTGTTCGTAAAGGTATGGGACTGAAAGAACAAAAAGAATTTAAAAATCATGTACAACTAGAATCTGTATCTGAGCTACGCGAATCATATATAGATGGTAAGCTTTTCAGAGAAGGTGATCAGGTTATCATGAAAGAGACAGGCGAAATTGTAACAGTCAAGCGCCTCGGCTCAAACTATGTTATCGTAGAAGGTTCAAGTAATCAACAATATCGCAAATGGATTGATGCTGTTGAGCCACTTGAAGAGCCTGAAGTATATGAAGAGGTAAAAGTGGACAGATTTGAAGATGTATATTACAAAGGCTTATCTAAGTCAACTGCGGCAAAAAGAAAAGCTCATTTCAATAAAAACACTCCTAAGCCAGATGACCAAAAAAGTGCTTATAAACCAGCACCAGGTGACGCTCAAGCAAAAACAAAGCCAAGCAAGCATACACTAAAGTTCAAGCAGATGTTTGGTGAAGACCAAATGGCTGACTTAGCGAAGAAGAGAATTGATAGAGAAAAAAAAGCAGATCAAATCAAGCATGACCGAATGATGGACAGAGCTAGAACTAACGACACTAGAAAGAAAAATAGGGAAACCAAATGATTAAGTTTTCACAATATCTCTCAGAAGAAGAAAAGAAGGGTCTAGCGGCAAAAGCTGAAAAGTCTGGTATGCCTATTGGTATTCTTCGTAAAGTTTATAATCGTGGCATGGCAGCATGGAAAACTGGACACAGACCAGGGACTACACCACAGCAATGGGCTATGGCACGTGTCAATTCATTCGTAACTAAATCCTCTGGAACATGGGGCAAGGCAGACAAAGATCTGGCAGCAAAGGTAAGAGGATAATAAAAATGAAAACGTTTTTCGAATTAAGAGAAAGTGCATCTGAGCTTGATGAGAAGCTAAATGTCAATAAGATTCATAAAGCAGTTGATGCTGGTAAATCTATGGATGCCATTGTTGGTATGTTTGCAAACAGAAGAACTACTAATACAGATGAAATTCGTAAGGTAGTTAAAGATTATAAGTTCAAAAAGCGTATGAAAAGAGAAGAAGTCGAACTTGACGAGAAAATGGATCCTACGAAGCATGTCAAGAAAAAGGGCGACAAGTTCTGTGTATACAATGCAGATGGTAGTGTCGCAAAAGAGTTTGACAATAAAGATGATGCAGACCAATATGCAAACGACAACCATGATAAGTTGATGGCCACTGAATCTAAGATTGTTGAAACAACTTGGGAAAAAGATGTTGGCAAAGGCGCTGATAGTCTTGTAGCAATGGCCAAAAAGAATGGTCTTAAAGCAAAGGCAACAGGAAATAATGTCACAATAACTGGTGACAAAAAGATGATCACAAAGACCCTAATGGGTATGAGATATGCATATCAAGCATTCAGTAAAGGCTTTAAAGAAGAAGTCGAACTAGAAGAGAGCATGACTGGTGGTATCAAACGTACTGACCCTAAGCTAGTCAAAATCTTCGATAGGCTAAAGAAGGGTTCTACTATTAAAATCAAACATAACTCTTCATTAGAAGCTGGTAAAGATTTCATTGAGTATGTTGTTAAATCAAAGAACATGGTAAATAAGGGTAGAATAGAAAAGATTACTCTTGCAACAAAAGATAATCCTACTGCGGTAAAGAAATACTTGTATAAACAAGATGGTGGAGTATCATTTGCTATCGGTGATATGTCTGGTATGATTATGGCAATCAAAGAAGCAACGTCTAGTGATGCTATGGCAAAAGCAATGGCTGACTTTAAAAAGCGTGGCGGTAAGATTAAAAAAGTTGCTCCTGGTAAAGCTCAAGGATATCATGGTAAAGACGACCCGGGTGCTAATACGCATGGTATGCTTTCAAGAGGTGATACCAGTAGAGTTGGTACTCGTAAAAAAGTAAGAAGCATGGGTAAAGAAGAAACTAATGTCGATGAGGCAGGTCCTGGTCTTTGGGCAAACATCAGAGCTAAAAGAGCTAGAGGTGAAACTATGCGTAAAAAGGGTGCACCAGGTGCACCTACACAAGCCGCAATTGATTCAGCTAAAGGTAAGACAGAAGATATCAATATGAAGCCACCATTTGATAATGCGGTTAAAAGATCTACAAAGCCAACAAAAGATAAGTTTGGTAATGTAATTAAAAATCGTGCTAGAAGTCTTGCAAGAGCTTCGGCTAGAAAAAATATGGATACACTTAATCCTAGCACTAAGGAAAAGAAATAAAATGTATAAGTTTAAGGCATTTTATGAAGCAATGACTTTTAAAGTAGAAGTTGAAGGACTTCCTGCAATGTATATTGACGGAAATTCTCCTGCTCAAGTAAAAGGCCACTTACGTAAATTGGTTAAACAACCATCACTTATCAAGTCGGTTTCTAGATTGACTAAGCATGATGTAAAAAAAGCATATCGTGATAAAGCTTTGGGTAAAGAAGTTGAGGAGATGACCCAACAAAGTAAGACCCTCCCTAATCTAAAGATTGCTGTAGGAAAATCTGCACAATCAGCAAAAGATGCAAAAGCTAGATCAGATAAAAGAAAAGCAAACAGGCAGGGTACACAATTAGCTGCCAATACGAATTGTGAAACCGCATCTGCAGATTATGGATCTGATAAGTCTGTTGAAATTATGAAAAAGATTACTCCTGGTCAAAATGTGCAAGAGGGTATTAATGACCCAGCTATCTTCAAAGCAGTTTTCTTAGCTGGTGGACCAGGGTCTGGTAAATCATTTATTGTTGGTCAAACAGCATTGACCGCTCTTGGTCTTAAGCTCATCAATTCAGATGATGTTTTTGAAGCGGCACTTAAGAAGATTGGACTAAAAGCAACACCCGAAAACATCTACTCTCCTAAAGGTCAAGCCACTCGTGATAGAGCTAAGATAGTCACGCAAAAGAAAATGCAGATGGCACTTAATGGTCGTCTTGGACTAGTCGTTGATGGTACTGGTAAGAATTATGAGAAGATTAAGGGACAAATTAAAATGTTGAAATCTTTGGGATACGAAGTCGCTATGATTTTCGTTAACACAGATTTAGATACTGCCATTGACCGTAATAATAAAAGAGACAGATCTTTACCAGATGGCGAAGTAAAGTCAATGTGGAAAGAAGTTCAAAATAATATTGGTAAGTTTCAATCTTTAT